TTTCTTTGCAGGTTCTGCCTTCTTAACCACAGCAGGTTTTGCCTTAACTGGCTCTGCTGCACAAACATAAACAGTGTAACTAATTAAACCAAATGTAACTGCGATTGCTGTTAATTCTTTTGCATAATTTTTTAACATGATAGTCCTATTATATAATAAAAGTTAATAAAAGTACAATTAAGCCGTGAGTATTGCTAAGGCTTTATCGTAGTGGGCTTGTCTCTCTTCAAGACCAAGGTAACCACCATTAATAACCTTTGTCATACCCTTAATATCACCTGCATCTGCAAACTTGTTTAGGTTGTTCTTATTCCAAAACCAGAGTGCTGAATATAATGAAGTAGGTATATCATCGGTCACTAAATCTGGATCATCCATAACTGTTTGCGGGTCTTCAAAGAAGTCGTTTGCAAACTTGCTATAGTTTGCCTTACCAGTTAATTGGATTGGTCCTCTACCTCTATACTTCCAACCTTCACCTGATGATTCAGGACCGTTTCCCATCCTATTTTCATAGATACGGTTAGCGATCTTTTCAGGTTGACGATGGTAGTTTGCTGCATCGCCATGAAAGTGTGTAGGGAAGAGTTTAACCAGTGCGTCTGAAGAGTAGTTTAGGTTCTCAGTCAACTTTGTAAAATCTAATGACTCATGTGCACATTGAGCAATGAATGCTGTTACCCTTTGTGCAGTAGTTACTTCAAATTGAGGCAACTGTGTAACCATAGCGTTAAACCAATCATGCACGTTATGGTTACGTGTGATGATCTGACCTAACTTCTCTTCAGTGAAATCGAAATTAAAACTCATTATTGAGCTGTAGGTGTATCAGTAGGTTGAGCTGCTGGAGCTGCAACTGGTGCTGCGTCAACTGCTGGAGCTGGAGCTGCTTTGTGTGTAAAGATGCCTTTTAAAGCATTCCATGCACCAACTACTGCACCGATAACTGTGTGTACAAGACCAACAACTTTTGCAATTACTAATTCGATTAAAGTTGCAAACTTGCTTTCTACGTATGCGCCTGCTAAAAATGCTAATGCTAATGTTAACATGTGTTTCTCCTTTATTAACTTGTCGATCTTATATTGCTATGGGGTCGACAGACCCATATTTTAAAAATAACTGCTTGTTTCTTTAAGACGGCTACCTGCTGTCTTTTCATCGATACGTTGTAACACTTCTTTGAATCCTTGATCTGGTCTATGTAGACCTAATCTAACCGGATCTATAAGAGCATTCATACCTAACATTGACTCGATGTTAGGGTTTTCTTTTAAGTATTCCTCTTTTGCGGCGATACTCATCATCTTTTCAAACACCTCACCGGTATCTTTATTACGAAAATCATACAATGGCATAGTTTTCTCCTGTAGTTTTATTTATAAACTCCGGGACTGACCTTTTCTTCCAAGAGAACATCCTTTGCTTCTCACCATTGTAGTAGTTACGATATGACTGTACTCCATCACCCGGTACTTTATATTGATCAGGCATGGCTGGAGTAGGATCCGTAAATTCTCCGTGTGGTAGATTATTAGGAAACCATTTTAATTTATCTACCAAACCAATCTCTTGACACTTATGAACCTTACCGTATCGATATGTATACTCGGTACATAATGCTTTAAGTAAACACCATAACCAATAATAGTTGTCTCTATTTTGTCTGCACCATACAGCTGATGGATGGTTAACATGTGTTGCACTATACAATACTTCGTTGCGATCATCAGATAATATCCAACGTTTTACGTTACGACCAGTTGCTGTCTTACCCATAGTTTGGTCGCCGTCGAGTATACGATGCGCCGTAGACAATAGTTGACAAGATTCAAGTATCATCTTGACACAGTGTTTATCTACATGGTATTCTGCGGCTTTGGTAGGGTTACGAGATAGGTAAAATATATTCATCTTCAATTTTAGGTAAGAAGCGCGGGTGATTTATTAACCACTTCTTAATCTTCAATGCACCTTTTTGTTCAAGTTTATAAGCTTCAATTTCCCATGGTTGACGACGGTATATGTATCTATGCTTATCGTCCTCATAAGTTAAGTATTTAATCCTAACGTCATACTTTAGTTGACCAGATATAAATTGTCTGGCATGAACTAACTCATGTGCTATAGTCTTGCATAAGTTAATAGTATTCTTTGCGTTTAACTCGATAATGATATCATCATCATATTCTTGATCTGTAGTACCAAGTAACTCTTCAGACTTAAAGTTTTTAAACAGGAAAGTGTACTTTATGTCTTTAGATTTTTTAGGATATTTTTTGGATATGTCTTTGATCAGGGTCTTTTCAGCTGCAAGGCATTGCTTAACAAACGTAGTAAGCCTGCGCGCAGAAAGCTTCCGTACAGCAGGTGTACAGTAGACCGAAATCTTATCTGTTTTATGAAGTAATATTTGTCTTATCATACTATATAATATACCACAACTCCTAATTAATGTACATGCTAACATAAGTTGTTGATTATAAAGACAATTTAAAACTCACCTGGACTCACGAGTATCCAGACCTATAGCTTACTATCTATTTATGTAAAACTATGCTCCAGGAGCTTCAGGTGCGATGAATCCTGCTGCCTCTACAACCTTACGAGTGATCTTTTTGTATAGCTTAGGAAGCTTTTGATCCTTGATAGCTATGATAAGCTTAGCCTCAGATGGATGTACTGACTCCAACAGAGATATGAATAACGCTTCACGCTTGATAGGTTTTAAGTCTTTCCTAAGGAACACATAGAAACGTCTAAGTTCCTGTGTAAGGATAGCTGGACTCATTCCAATGGGTGCAGCATCTGGTCTATACGGAGGTTCATCCTCAGGAAGTAGGAACTTCTTCTCAGGTAGGAAAGCATACTCAAATATGATCTTGAGTGCTGAGTTACCTTTATATTTTGTTCCTAATAGCTTGGGATCTGCATTGATCTCATCTAATATTTCGGGTAAAAATCTAATTGCCATTTTAAAAGTCCTCAATTGAGTCGAGTAATAATCGACATTTGTTTTTTATAAGGTAATTCATCACAGAATTCTTGTCACCTAGTGGGACAGTCTTCTCATATATATCTATAATACTTTTAGCTAGATCCTCGGGGATATAGTCAAAATTAACGAGAGTCTGGTTACGTTGATAGTTACGTCTCTCTTCGTCATTCTTACAAGCATCGATACCCTTCTCAAAGAATTCAGGTAAACGCTTTGCTGAGAATGGTTTTTGTCGATCACCCGATACGAACACATCGTCGTTACTTAGGATGTTTGGTATACCATCACCTGAGTCACCCTTAACTATGTGTGTTATCGTATATTCTTGTATGTCCTTCTGAGATCCTTCTACGAACTTACGTTGCATAGGTGACCACTGACGGACGTTCTTGTTACGTTGTAGCTGTATGAAATCCTTATCAGATGATACTATTAACACCTTTTGTGGTTCAGAGAATAGTCCTTGCTCCACTAATAAGTTTTCTTGTGTATACTCTGTTAGTACTGCAATGATATCATCTGCCTCCGCAGTGTCAATCAATAATAATTTATATGGAAAATAGTTTAATAAGTCTGTACGTAGCTCTGCAAGCGTATCAAATATGAAACCCCAATCAAGGTCGGACTTATCTCTGTTTGCCTTACGGTGTGCTTTATAATGAGGGAATATAGACTTACGCCAATAGTTACGACCATCACATGCGATGACCACCTCCCCATAGTCTTTGTACTTCTTCTTATAAGACTGGATAGTAGATAGTGTCGTATGTCTGATTAGGTTCTTGATCTCTTCAGGAGTTTGATTCTTTATATCCTTCTGAAAGGGTAAGATGTTACTTAATGCGATTTGACTGTAGTCTAAGATTATAATTTTGTTTTCTCCTTAATAAGAGTCCATCCTATAGTGTTGGCTCTTTTTTCACGTATTTTTATATTTCCATAATCTCTAAATTTTGAAGATATACTGCCTACTGGATATCCAACGCATCTTCTTAGGTGAGTTCTTCTTCTTGTTTGATACGATCTCAGGGATATCCACATCACTCTCATATACTGAGGTGACTTGATCTGAGTTGATAGCGATTTGTTTTGTTGCATTGCCATCGAATGCATTTTCAAATAATACGACTGGCATTAGAACGCTCCCAATAAAATAGTTTCTTCGTTGATCCGACCATTTGGAACTGTTGGCTTGGTCGTTAAAGCCTTTGCTGCTGTATTCAAATTCTTTTTACTTATAGATAAGTCTTTGAAGAACTTCTCAGGATTCCTAAGTGTCCATGACCATGACTTAGCTACACTGTAATTAATTATAGTTGTACCCTTAACTGATAATAAGTCTGAGTCATCAGCTATATAAGCCACAAGTTTTCTATACTTGATATTATATGCCCATAACTCCTTAGCACCAACGATGTCTGTAGGATTACATGACTTAAGATTCAATAGATCGTGCTTAAACATATACTTAAGTTTCTTAACTAATACTGCAGGAGGCTTAACCTTAACTACCCTTGGCTTCTTAACAGTAACTTGATGTTGAGCACAGTCATCTACAATAGATTGGATCGCAGCTCTAAACTTTTTAAGTTCTGTCTTAGTAAGGAATGAATAGCCTTCTGTAAGTTGTTCATCTGTACCAGTCAATGCTTCATCTATCTCATCAACGTTAAGCTTATAGTAGTCACCGATACGTTTAGCGACCATGCCTGACACGTTGTTAGATAACAAGTGTGCTTTAGTATTGAAGTCCCACGTTTTAGAATGGATAAACTTATCAATAGCATAGTCGATGTCCTCAGAGGCAGCACGAGCTGCATCAGTCACACGTTGATCTATAGAGATGACTGGTGCCTTAGGACGATCGTCTACTATAGGTTGATTATAAGAATAGCACTCGTATAATGAGTCAAGCTTATCTTGTATACCCTTTTGATCCTTATCAGATAGATGCTCACCTTTATTGAGTATAGTAATAAGAGATCCTAATGATAGGAACTCATAATCTGGCGCCTTTGATAAGACATCATAATATTTCTTATTAGTCTTCTTAAGATAATTATGTACGGCCTTAGCACGTTCACTGTTATCCATATTAAGGTTATAGTATCCTAAAGCTTTCATCAAAGACGTACGATAGTTGTCTTGTGTTACCACAGGAGCGCCAGCACCTATGCCTTTAGCGATAGCCTTTTCTTGCCATTCTTTGGTTGGTTTTTTAGTTTTCATATTGGCAGTATACCATAATTAATTATTAATGTACAATTATTCAGCTTCTTGGTTTGTAACTGTTTGATAGATCGTCTCAAACTCATCGTTCAAAGCTACCTCTTCATTAAAGTTTTGCTTATGATACGTATTAGCAAGCTTAGCAAGTGTCTTCTTAGGGATCTTAAACTCGTCATAAAGGTTCTTAAGTACTTCTCTTACGAAGTCCTTCTCAGCCTCAACGCGTGTCATTGAATCGGAGATCTCGTTAAGAGCCCCTTTGATTTTCTTTTTGTCTTCTTCAAGTAACTGCATTATTTGACACCTTTCACATTTTTAATTGAATCCCAGCGGAATGATCTCCACTCTTGCTTTTCTAGATCAAACACTCGTAGAGCGTCATCACTGAATTTTGTATTTTCTGACTTAGGCTTTTTGTCTTCAGGTATAGAGGCTTCAGCTAAAGTACACCACATGTCTCTATCAGTACCATCCTTTTTAGTAAAGGTAATCAATACACCTGATGACTTAATCATCGCAGTCAGTGCTTCTCTTGTTTCTTTGTCCATAATATCTCCTTAATAATTTTTTAAAGTGCACTAGGTAAAATAGAGGTACCCTTAGTTTGACCCCTCTAATGCACTTTAAAAAAGACTCTCGGCACTACCGTTGCAACAGTAGCTGACCCATCGGAAGCAATTCCATGGAAGTGTCCGCATATATTTTATTGATTGGCTGAGAGTCTTATTCGTCATAGCCAGGACCCCAGAAGTGAGGGTCGATACCACCTAGATAGTTTAGGTCTTCGTTATCATCCTCTTCAATAGGATCCGGTACTGGTGTAATGTAACCGTCTTTTTTGTCTTTGACATTTAACATGATATCATTATACCCTTTTTTTGGTTTATTGTACATATATTTTTAAGCCTTAACACTGTCAACTGTTGCAAAGCCAGTCACCGCTGCTTTACTGTAACCCTTAGACCAAATGCTGCCAGTCCTATTTACAGGTACTTCACTGCCTCGTGGACCATGATATGGCAACTGTTGAACCTTACCACCATTATCTAAAAATTCTTGAACTGCTTGTTGAAATTCTTGTTCTGTCATAGCTTTCTCCTTACCAACTTGAATTATAAAATACTTCTTCGCCCCTCGCAATTGCTTCGCGAGCTTTCTTGATGAACTCTATGTCTGATGCTTTATCATCAGCATCGAACCTTGAGTCATAACCAAAGAAGAAACCTTCGGTCATAGGTAACTGGTTAGTCTTAACGCGGGCCTCAATATAATCAAGGTCTGCCTCTGTAAGTTGAAGCTCAACTCCGTTGAAGTCGATCTTTGAGTCTTCGCTGTACTCGTCAGGATACTCGTCGATCAACCATTGTGGAACCTTAGCTCCCTTATCATGCCATAACTCTTCCATAAGACCATGAAGAGCGTTGTGTTTTCTCCAGTATTGAAGCTCCGTTGATGGTGCTTCAGCTGCAGATTCTTTAGCGCGGCTATACGCATACATATCTAAACCCAT